ATTTTAGTAGCGTCTTCAATACCCTCTGTACCAGGTGAAGAGTTTACTTCAAGAAAATAAGGTGGTTCTTTTTCTCTATTCTTACTAGGTATAAAATCAACAGCAGTCCAATAACCACCTACTGCTTTCGAAGCTAGTAAACATTGTTCTATTTCTAATTCTGTTAATTTAATATTTTGTGGTTTAGAACCTTGCGAAACATTTGACCTAAAATCTCCTTCAATTACAGGTCGTTTCATAGCAGCTAAAAATTTACCACCTAATATATGTACTCTGACATCATATTCTGTTTTAATATATTCTTGTATTAATAAATCTGCGTCTTCATCTTGTTTGTGTATAAGTTGTACAATTGAATCTAAACCTTTTGGACTATCTACAAATAAAACACCAACACCTTTTGACCCTCTCAAAGTTTTCATAATTAAAGGAAACTTAATACCTGATTCTTCAACTATCTCATTTGATTTTTCGGGGTCATTAATTAGTTTTGTTTGAGGTTGTGTTAGACCATAATCTGCAAGTCTTAATGCTGTTCTATATTTGTCAGCACACATATTAATTGTAGTTCTAGGATTTACAAGAGTTGCATTTGCTCTTTCAAGAATAGAAACAAAATCTAACCAACTATCTTTACGTGTAATACTACCACGAACAACAGCAACGGTCATTGCGCCTACTTCAAAACCTTTTTTATCGTCTTTGTTATGAAATCTACGGACACCATTTTCTAATGATGTATAACCACCTGTAAGTTTGAATAGATAGTGTGGATAACCTAACTTATCACATTCTTCCTGCAATCTATCAGCAGTATGAAAAGTCTTTGCCTCTTCAGGTTCATCTGTAATAATCAGTAACCTTAAAAAATCTTTTTTAGCTTCTGTGATGTAGTCTTTAAACTTGCTGACCTGCATTGTTGCCATCTTTATCCGTTTCAGTTGGTTTTTTACCTATATTATATTTAGCGTTTAAAGTCCATTCTTTTTTTTCTTTAAATGGCAAGACTTTAATTTGTGATAACGGCGCTTTATTTTCTACTTTAGATTTATCTACAATATCAATTAAATTCCAGTCTTGTAATAATAATGCGATTGTATTTCTTCTTTGAATATCATTTTCCACCAATGTGGACTTTTTACCATCTAAAGCAAATAGTTCTTTAAAATGTGTAATAAAGTATTTACCTTGTTTATGTAATATATGACAAGATTGAAATAATGTCTTGTCTTTTCTACTTGCTACACCAATTCTTGTAAGGGTTTCTCTGACTTTTAAGAAGTCATCTGGTTGTTTTATAGTGACCTCAAGCATTTGCTCAGGTGACCATTCAATAGTATTTTCACTCATTTTTTATTTCTCCCACCTTTTTTCAGGCCTAATTTTATATTTTCAATTTGGTCATCTGAAAGTAGGTTAAGAGCTTCTTTTGCTTTTGAATTACTATATCCATAATACTCTTTGATTACTTCAAGGTCTTTGACTTTCTTTTGAGATAGCCACTTCCCACCAAATCGCTTCTTCTTTCGGATACTATTTATTAAATAGTGAAATTGCATACGCTTTGGTAGAAAATGCAAGCCGTTCATTTCATTGCTGTGCATTATGGTATCATAGAACATAGATAGACAACGATTGATTATAAACGGAGGATACTTTTTTACCCACGTTGTATCATCACTATCTAGTAGTGGAGTTTTGGTTTCGTTAATCGCTTTTAGATAATCTTTTAGTTCGTACATTCGCTCTGCCCATATAATTATCACCTGGCTCATAGTTCCACCTTTTACCGTGGTGACCTCTTATATCTGCATAAGCCATTCTTATTTTTACGATTATTTTTCTTATTGCTAATATCATTTTACTTAAACTTACAATTTGCCATTATCTCTGTCAAACAAGCGACCATATTAATCTCTTGGTCAGCAACAAAGGCGGATTTATATTGATACCCAGCAATAACTAATACTGCTTGAGGTATAGAATTCCCCTCTAAATTTGTGTACAATAAGTTGTATATTGTTGAAAATAAAGAAGATGGTTCTTTATCAAGATTATTTATTACCCATTTTCGCATATCATTAAATCTTTTTTCTTTTAATATCTTAACCAACTCTTTTGTGTTGGCTTCTGATAGACTAAACAATATACCACTATCAATCTGACCTCTGACCGAGTATCTTTGAAGTTCATTTATGGTACGTCTAAAGTCTGGATAATGCTTTTGGATTAGTTCAGCAAGTACCTTGTTTTCATATTTGACATCTTCCTCATCAAGTATTTTACCTAGCCGTTTTAAAAACGCCTGTGCTGTTTTTACTTTTTGACCATTCTTAATTTGAAAGTCAATAATAGTACAACGGCTATGTAATGCTGGTAAAATCTTGCTTTTGTAGTTGCAAGTAAATATGAATCTACAATTATTATGAAATGTCTCTATAAAGTTTCTTAAAGCAGGTTGAACAGACTCAGCATTCATATAGTCTGCCTCATCTACAATTACAACTTTATGTGCTGAAGACTCTGTTAATGATACGGTAGAAGCAAAGTTTTTAATCTTGTTTCTTAATGTATCAATCTGTCGGCCTTCATCTGAACCATTGATAATAATGTAATCAACACCTAACTCTTCACATAAAGCACGTGCTACGGTAGTTTTACCTGTACCAGCAGTACCAGATAGAAGTAGGTTTGGTATTTGTTTTTGTTTTAAAAACTCTGAAAATGTTTTTTTAGTATCTTCAGGTAAAATACAATCACGTATTTTTTTAGGACGGTATTTTTCAACCCACAAAAATTCACTCATATGAAACCTCTGATTTAAAATTCAGAATCAGGTTCAAGTGCAACCCAATATTGAATTGGTTTACTCTTACTAATGAAATGACTTATTTTGCCTTTTGAAATTGCTACATCATAATCGTCTTGTATCATTTTAAAGTTTTCTGTCTTATAGTAAGCATTAAACTTCTTATCTGATTCACCAACAATTATTGAGTAGTCGTTAGATGGTGTTTTTTTATCCAAAGCAACAACACTTATATTTTTACCATCGCCTTTGATAGCAATGTCTGGTAAATTTAAAGTGGTAACACCACGCATAAGTTTAGAAAAATCATCTTTCTTAAGCGTAAAGGTTACATACTTATCTGGCATAGTAATCGTTTTTGTAGGTGCTACTACAACCGATTTATCTGCAAAGAAATATTTTATTGATTGTCTTCCGTTTGCGTCTTTGATAATCATATTCTGACCACCATTAAATTTAAGGTCTGACTTATCAAATAAGTCATATGCTCTTAAAAATTCTGGCAAATCATAGATAGCAAACTCTTGTTCAAACTTCTCTTTAATATCAGCCTGTGCTAATATGTTTTTCAAAGTGGAGATAGTTTGTATTGTGTTGCCTGGTTTTACTAAAATATTCTGATTGATGTCAGAAAAATTTTTTAGTATGGCAACGGTATCACTTGATAATTGCATTATATAGTTCTCCTCATAATTTATTTTTGGAGCGGCTAGTTGGTAACGCTCCAACGTCTGCGAGTTGGTAACCCGCCGTAATACTTTTATACGATAGCCGCATTATTTAATATATCAAAGGAACATCTATTTGTCAATGCTCCTTTGATAGTCATATTATTAATTTATATCCTCTGGTTTTATAAAGGTTTGTTCTTTATCCTTTACGTTTTGACCAAAAAATGCCTCAATTTCCCAAGGCCATTTATTATTCTCTTTGAAATAATCAACTGCCTTTAAGATACCTAGTTGCATAAGTTCTAGGTTTTTCTTCATACCTTTACGTCTATCTTTTAATGAACGTTTTTCAGTAGGTGCGTTTGTATGACATAGAAAATAAGATGGTACGTTTGTTTGACCAAATGATTTGATTGCTGTAGATAAAAACTCATACTCATATCCTTCTAGGACCGTAGCACCATATTTTTCTCTTTTAGAATCAAGTTCATTACTATGTACATAATTATTATTATCATTTTCAAGAATAGTCTTAACTTCATTAAAAGTATATGTTCTAATATCTTGATATGCACCGTTTTTTCTAACGGCTTTTCTAACAACTTTAGCTTCAGTTGCCCAATGTAAATTTTTTACATTTTCTTGTAGATATTGTTTAATTTCTTTTTCAGAATTTGTTAAGTGATTCTTACTTATTAAATAAGAAATAATATTTACCAAGTCATCAGCTGTATTTGCCAACTCTGGTGTGTGGTCATTTTCTCTTATTTGTAAAGATGATTTAGCAAGGTCAAAAGGAATAGTTTTTGTACCAACTTCATAAACATCAAATAACCACTCCGTGATTCCTTGATTTTTAAAAGCTTCCATTCTGTGATGACCTGTTATTAAAACGTATTCAAACTTTTCACCATTTTTTCCTAATGTATTTTTTCTCACAACAATAGGTGGGTTTTTAGAATAGTCAATACCTTTTGCAAGAGAAGACTCAAGTCTATTTACGTGTTCTTTATCAAGACCACCTTTTTTTCTTGCCTTGTTGATGGTTTGACCATCATCATCTGTTGTTGTTTTGATTAGTTTTGTTTGAAGTAAAAGAGTCTCTTTGTATTTGCAACCGGGGGACTCTAGACGTACCCTTGTTAGTTTTTTTATATTCATTTTATATCCTTTTAAAATTACGACAAAGGGCATAAACGCCACTTGTTAGCCGTATAATCCTATTTATACAACAAAGGCGTCTCAATGTCAATGCTGAGACGCCTCTGTAAATTAGACTTACTTAATGTCTATTGTTTTTGCTTTTCTATGTTCCGGTATTACCCTTTCCATAGATACTTTTAAAAGACCATCTTTCAACTCAGCACCTTTGACTTTTACATCATCAGCGATTGTGAAAGCTTTTGAGAAGTACCTTTTAGCGATACCTTTATGCAAGATTTCACCGTCTTTAGTTTTCTCTGTATCTTCTTTTTTAGATTTTATTGTAAGTATTCCCTCTTTAAGTTCTACTTCAATATCTTTTTTATTGTAGCCAGCAAGTGCGATTTCTATATCGTACTTATTCTCTCCAGTTTTTACTATATTATAGTGTGGAAAACTAGGCATATTTGTGATAAAATCATCTTCAAACATTCTTTCAAAATGGTCGAAAACATTATCGAAGCCTACTGATACTGGTCTTAATTGATTGAAAAGTGATATTGCTCTATTGGTCATTGTAACCTCCTTTGTTAAGCAAAGTTATTTTCATTCTTACTGACAACCCTATAAGGCATTGTCATTATTATTTATATAATCATTATTATATAAATTTCAAGTGGTAGTTTTAATATTTGTGGCGTAAACTACCAAAATCGCACAGCAGCTTTAGTTTGTTTTTTACAGGTGGCGAAACTAAGCGCAAATGCTAAAACAATCCACCATTAAGGTTCACTCTCGCTACACCTTAACAACATTCAGGCAGAGGTAGGCCTCACCCTCTTTATACTAATAGGTCTTACCCCACATTTTCACTTACTCTAGTCCAACCTGGACATTGCATTTTATCAGCGCTACGAAGGCCAATGAGCCTGAAACTTAAAATTCTGTGGTGGTTTTTAGAGAACCACCTAAACTCACCAGTTCGTTAATAGAATTAACAGGCTCTGGTCGCCTCTCCACGCCAGCAGGTCTTACGAGTAGCCTGCTCATCTATATTTATCATCATCTAGGCACAGGCGGGGAAATTAGTAACCTCTTGTAAGTTCAAGTTTCTTCATCTTCTTTTTGAAGTTCTTGATACCCTCTTTTTTCTTTTCTCTCTTAATTTCAGAAGGTTTTATATAGTATTGCTTCTGTTTAAGAGTCTTAATAATCCCTTCTTTGGCTACTTTTTTCTTTAATACTCTCATAGCCTTTTCAAGATTACCTTTTCTTACTTCAACCGTAATTGTCAAATCAATTACCTCCTCTCAATTCTATCTTTATCTGTTGCATTAATACATCTTAATATAACATACATTACCAAAATAGATATTGGTATTGTAAAAGTTAAAAATAATACTGCGCTTCCTATATCAAACATAAATTCTTTCGGTGTAAAAACGGAGGAGGGACACTACTCCCTCCTCCAAGGACTTACACTATGATAGAGTTTTAGATAACTTCTTCGTCATCCGAAGACTCGTCCTCTTCATTCGTTTGGGAATCTACTTCCGCTTGTCTTTGCTGTTCTGCTATTTGTGTAGCAGAGGCACCAGCGTCAACTTTGGTGTATAACTCCATAAACGAATTCTTTGTATCATCATCAAACCTGTTAGTACAAACTTCAATTGCTTTAACTTTTTTGTTAAAGATTGAATAGGCTTGTATGATATGTACCAATCTTCTAGTTGATATAATCTCATCAACACCACCATCAAAGTAGGTTTTTCTGATTACATCAGCCCAAGTTACCAATTTCTTACAAAAGTCTTTGTCTTTTTTACCAGACTTAGCAAGAGTATTAACAAGGATTTTCTCCTCTATACTAGCACTTGGATATTTCTGTTCAAAGGTAATTGGAAATCTTTCCAAAAACGCCTCGTTAAGAACATTAGTACCGATAAACTTACCGTCATCACTACCTTGACCTTTAGTATTGGCAGTAGCAATAACATTGAAACCATTTTTAGGTTTAACAAATTTGTTAATCTTCTTAACAAAGATACCAGAACCTTCTAAAATAGGTTGTAAACACATTATCTTATTACTTGCAAGGTCAATCTCATCAAGAAGTAAAGTAGCACCTCTCTCCATCGCCTCAATAACAGGACCATTTTGCCAAACGGTCTGACCATCTTTAAGTCTATAACCACCTAAAAGGTCATCTTCATCTGTTTCAATTGTAATGTTAACCCTAATAAGTTCTTTTCTAGCTTCGGCACAAGCTTGGGTCACACCCATAGTTTTACCGTTACCAGATAGACCTGTAATAAAAACAGGATAAAACATATTAGATTTTACAATTGATTTTAAATCTGGATAATTACCAAACGAAACGAAAACAGGATCCTTTTGAGGAACAATGTTGCCAACTAATGATGATACCACATAAGCGGCTTCAGAATTAGTTGTCTGTACTGGTAAAACTTTTTCAGTTTCGCCTTGTACAACTGAATCATTTTCAGTAGGTAATTTAAATAAAGATTTACCAACTTTATAGTCGGTATTCTTGATTAACCATTGTGGCGCATACTTACAACCAAACTTTTTGTTGGCTTCTTTAAGTTGCGATACGGTTAATTCGTTTGTGCCAAACTTTTTAACGGCGTGGTCTACAAACTCTTGTTGTTTAGTGTTTAACATAGTGTATCGTCCTTTCACTTTCATTATTAATTATACATATATCCTATCATACCGATTCGCTTTTGGCAACCCCCTAAATATTCGTTACCTGGTAACGGTTGTGGAACCACTTAAGCGACCTCCTGTATGAATTTGTTTAAAACTACTCTTGAAGTGATTCGCTGTTTCATAGAACCAGCAAATATTCTTTTTAATTCTCCAGTAGTACCTTTCTTAACCGTAGCTTCTTGTAAACTAAAGTTCTCAACTTTCATAGTTTTACCATTGATTAAGAAATATTTGTTATAACCAAACTTATCAACATCAACTGCTTTTTCTTTAGTCATTTGCTTTCTAAGCCTAGCATAATCTTTTTCACGAGCATAGTAATCTTTGCCCTCAGCATATCTTTCTAGGTCCCACCTTCTAACTCTTTTTAGTAGATAGAAACCGATAACATTAGTATCGTATTCTTTTGAAATGTAATCTAGTAATAGACCTGTTAAGTCTTCATTAGAGTCTTTTTTCATAAGTCTTTTATTCTTGGTCATATTAAATACTTTAGTAGTACCCCAATCATAGTCTTGTAAACTACCGTGTACTCTACCTCTCATACCATTGGCACCGCCATCTGTAAGTGTAATCAAGGTCATTTTTTCAATACCATATTTCTTCTTAAACATTGGTAACAATTTGTTTACAAATATTAAAGCTTCATTTAAAGGTGTATTACCAAGACTAAATTCTCTAGGTATAGAATAACTATCAGGTTTTTTAAAGTTATAATCTCTATAACCTCTTCTACAATAGTTTTCGTTATAATAATCACCCATATGATACATATACATCATAGATTGGTCTAATTGTTTTTTAGTCATCTTATGGCTGGCAACATTAACTAGGTTAAAGTCTTCCATTTTCCAATCACCATTTTGATAGATGAAAGATTTATCATAACCAGTATCTTGATTCATATATTTTCTTTCACTTGTAAAGAAGTAAACCTCAAAAGGTATATTAACTCTTCTTACAAACTCTACCAAGTTAATTAATTGGTGTATAGTTTGATTCAATACATCACTCATAGAACCAGACCAATCAAGCAACATCATCATACCGTGGTTTTTACCATCAGGTATAATAGTCAATCTTTTAAATATATCATCTGAATATTTGTAAGAAGGCAATTTTAATGGGTCAATAATACCAGTTTTATCTGTACTTGCTCTTTTATAAGCAGTAGCAGCTTTCTTCATTTCAAATTCTTTAACAAGATATGAAACCGTTTTTTTGTTTTCTTTAAGAAACTTTTTATATTCATCAGCTAACCATTGGTCATAAGCAGGACTATAATTAGTTTCTGCTTTGATTTTTTCAAAGGTTGATAAGAATTGTTTGTAAGTTGTTAAAGAGTCTTTTAAATTAGGCTGAGGCATATTACCATATGTGTAACCTTTAGAATTTTCATTTAATAAATCTGTGACTTTATCATCAAACGCTTCCTGTGTAACCGCTTTAAGCATTTTACCAGAGTCAAAATCACCGCCTGAACCAGGTCCGTAATGACTAGCTTCTTTACCATCATCTTTTTTATCATCTGTTTTTTCAGACTTGTCAGGAGTACCAGAACCATCTTTTTCATCATCAGCTTCTTGGTCACCAAAGTTATTGAAATCATTTTTTTCATCAGAGTC